ACGAAAGGAAAGACGGAACCTTTGATTTTCTACCGGAAGGTATTTAATTCTATGGGACGTTTGTTGAATTGGTATTTTATTAGAATAAGAAGTAATAACCATCGTGTGAAGGGGCACGATACAAAATTTTAAATTATGGCGAATGAATTTAAAATAACGGATATTGTTGATAAAAAAGCTTTTGATGAATTAACTAGCCTGATTGCTAAGTTTAATGAAACCAAAGAGGCTTATGTGAATCTTACCAAAGATTTGGCAGGAGGTCTCAGAGTAAAACCGGGAGATCTTAAGGAATTAGCGGATAAAACAGAGAAGTATACCGGTATAATGAACCAATTGATTACTACTCAAAACGAACTGTCTGATATACAAGGTAAATACAAGGGTTTACTTAAGCAAATAGAAGAACAAACGGAGAAAAATGTAAAAGCTATTCTGGAAGAAGCAAAAGCTAATAAACTAAACAAAGATGCAGAGTTGGCAGCTCAAAAGATTGAGACGGAACGATTAAGGCAAAAAAAATTAATAAATCAAGAAAATAAAAGATATAAATATACAGTAGAGGAGGGGATCTCAGCCCTTAGAATGGAAATTAAAACACTTCGGGATGCTGGGGAGCAGAATAAAATACTTCGTGCCGCAAGAAAAGAAGTAGATATAACTACCAAAGAGGGTACTGAAACTATAAAGAAGTTTAATGAAGTCATAGATCGTAACGATTCATTGATTAAAAAGAATTCTGATTCTTTAGTTCAGTCAAAGATGAATGTCGGCCGTTATAAAGAAGATATAAAAGCTGCTACATCGGAGATATTAAAAGGTAATGTCTCTCTCAAAAACATGGGTAATCTGGCCAAGAGCACCGGAGGTCTATTAAAATCCAGTATGGGAACCGGATTACAAGAAGTCAGGATTGGAGTGGGTTCAATGGTAAAAGGATTCTTGGCAGCACAAGTAGCAATGAAAGGATTACAAACCTTATGGATGGCTTTGAAGCAAGGGGTAAGTACCGCTATAGAATTTGAAGCAGCTAATAGTAAGTTAGCGGCTATTTTAGGAACTACCTCCGATAAAATAAAAGATTTGAAATTGTCTGCAAGAGAGCTTGGGGCTACAACAAAATATACTGCATCGGAGGCTACTAATTTACAGATAGAGTTAGCAAAATTAGGATTTACTGCGGTTGAGATACAGCAGTCTACTAAATATGTACTTCAATTTGCACAGGCTACTGGAGCTGAATTACCCGAAGCAGCTGCTTTGGCTGGGGCTGCATTAAGAATGTTTAATGCTGATACAACTGAAACAGAACGTTATGTCTCTGCAATGGCAGTTGCTACAACTAAAAGTGCATTATCTTTCTCTTATTTGCAAACAGCAATGCCTATTGCTGGGTCTGTTGCCAAAACATTTGGCTTTGAAATAGAGGATGTGTTGGCTTTGTTGGGTAAACTTGCTGATGCTGGAGTTGATGCGTCATCTGCTGCAACGGCTACAAGAAACATTCTTTTAAACTTGGCTAATGGCGGAGGAAAACTTAACAAAACATTAGGCGGGAATATAAAAACGCTAGACGATTTTGTTAATGGTTTGAAGAATGTCAAAGATAGAGGGATAGAACTTGCTGAAATGCTTGATATAACAGATAAAAGAAGCGTCAATGCTTTTGCTAATTTTGTTAATGGTGCTGAAGATATAGAAAAATTGAGAGAATCAGTAACAGGGGTAACAGATGATTTTGCAAAAATGGCAGAAGAGATGGGGAATAACACAGCCGGAGCTTTGAAAGGACTTTCTTCTGCTTGGGATGAACTTATGATTTCAATATATGGAAATACAGGAATTATCAGAGATGCTGTAGAACTGATTACTGATTCAGTCAGAGATATGGCTACACTGATTGAAAGCGCTCAGCAGGCGGCAGATAAGATTGTCAATAAAGGTAAAACTTATTCTGCTACAGATGAAGATTACAAAAGAGATATAGATGCGGTGGAGAAAAGAACTAAAGCGTTTATTGATGCAGGAGAAAAAGAAAATGTGGCAATGGAAAAAGCCAAAAAGGAACAGTTGAATTTATTAAATGAATCTCTTAAACAAGAAAATAAGGCTTTAGCTAAGGCAAAACAAGAATATGAGGACGCTTATGCAAACTCCATTAATGAAGATGCAAGTGAATATATTAGAAAGAATGCTCAATCAGTTTTAAAAACATTGGCTATTGAGTATTCAACTATTCAGTCATCGGTAAATGTGCTTGAGGCGAGGAAGAAACGTTTAGAGGGAGGGAATCAAAATGTAGATGGTAGTAAGGGGGGAACAACCTTCTCGACTGATAAAGAAAAAAAAGAATTAGAAAAGGCTGAAAGAGAGCGATTAAAAATAAAAGAGAACTATCAGCAGTCTGAATTGGATCTGATGGATGAAGGCCTTGAAAAAGAGTTAGCAAAGATCAGTTTTGAATATACCAAAAGAATTGCTGCCATAAAGGGAAATAGTGAAGAAGAGATAAAAACTCGTGAAAATCTTTCTAAAAAAATGCAAGAAGCCATAGAAGACAAAACTGTATCATTCAATTTAGACAAAGAGAAAAAGGACTTGTCTAATAGGCTTGAGCTTGTAAGGGAAGGGAGTGAGGAAGAGTTGGAATTAAGGCAGAGATTGCTTCTTGTTGAACGTGCAAGAGAAGTATATTATGCAGATAAAACTGGAGAAGATGTCGTTGCCATTCAAGAGAAATATGATAAGAAATCTATTGATTTGATGGCCAAATTTGCAGATCTAAGGAATAAAAAACTGCAAGAGCAATATTCTATGGATGCTATAATAGCTTCAGCCAGTATGCAGGAAGAATTGGATGCCTTATCTGCAAAATACACTAAGGGGCTGATTCAAAGAGAGGATTATGAGCGTGAAAAAGTGAAAATAACGCAAAAATATGCCATAGAACAAGCACGAGCGGCTATTGAATTGGCTAAACAACAATTAAATACTCCCGGATTATCCCCAGATGACAAACTTAAATTAGAAAGGAAGATAGCAGAGGCTGAGATTGCTCTTGCTAAAGAGGTACGTGATGCTGAAATTAATGCATATGAAGATACAGTAAAAGCGCATCAAAAGAAAATGAATAAGATTTCTGAAGGTATACAAATGGCCTCAGAAATACTTAATGGATTTTCAGAACTTGGTTCTGCCATTTTTGATCGGAAAATCTCTGAAATAGAGAAAGAACAAGAGGCTAATGAAAAATCCGGAGAGGAAGAAATAGAAAGAATAGAACAGTTGGCTGAAAAAGGGGCTATTACTACAGAGGAAGCTGAGGAAAGGAAAAGAGTTGCTGAAAAGAAAACAGCGGCAAAGAATAAAGAACTGGAGAAGCAAAAAGCTGATTTACAAACCAGGCAAGCCAAGTTTGATAAAGCTAATAATATAATGCAAACAATAATGAATACAGCAGCCGGTATAATGAAAACTATTGCCGAAGTTGGGCTTCCGGCAGCAATTCCATTTATAGCTACAACTTCTGCATTAGGCGCTATTCAGCTTGCGACTATTATTGCTCAGCCTATTCCCAAATATGCTAAGGGTACAGATAACCATCCCGGTGGGTTAGCTATTGTAGGAGATGGAGGTAAACATGAAGCTGTTGTAACTGACAGGGGAGCTTATATAACTCCTAATGTTCCTACTTTGATTGATTTGCCGCGTCGGGCAAAGGTTATTCCCGATGTAGATATAGAGAGGCGCAGTGATTTCCTGCCTCCTTTTGACAGGTTAGCTTTGTATCGCAGCATGAACTTGCGTTCAGACATAGGCGCTTTGATGAAGGATGCCGAAAGGATGGGTGAGCCTATTACTGTGAATGTGAATAATGATTATAGAAAGTTGGAGCGTGAGATGCAGTCGTTAAACCGTTCGTTTGAAAAGATGGCTAAATACCAGAAGAAGGCTGCAAAAGAGGCCGAGCTAAGAAATATATCAAATCGTATTTAATATGATATACACAGATCTTGATAGAATATCCCTCAGAAGATTCATAGATGTATTTTGTGGAAATTCGGACGCCGTGTGTGAAGGAGATTATAGTGAAGATGAAAAACAGAAAGCGGCGTCCGGATTGGTTAATGAATATATGTCTATAGTTGGGAAGAAGGGAATATTGGCTGAAGTTTCTAAGAAGAATGAAATTATCAGCCTTGTGATAAAGATACAGTTAATGAACTGCTGCCGTTATCTTACTGAAGAGAAGGAGTGGTCTACGGTTTGTTTGATTCTTAATGATATGGGATATAGTCTTGATCCTAATGATCACAATAAGATATGCAGCAGGATTGAAGCTATTTTATCTAACAGTAGATTTCGGGTGGATAAGATCATGTCAGAACAATCCGACCTCCCTAAGTCGGCTATTATGGATAGGGATTACTTTGTGAGAGAAAGAGTGGCCGTAATGCAACATTTCAATATGCATATTGATCCGGATTCATTTTCCGCAAAGGAATATGCCTATATGGTAAAGAGGATGTGTGATGATGTTGATTTGCGTCTGAAATCATTAAAAAGAAAATAATATGTATTATAAATGTGAGTTATTAGTTGATGGATACTCGTATCAGGTAACGGATAACCTGGTCAATTGGGACGACATAACCACTTCTTTTAAGAGGGGGGATTATGATGGAGTCGTAAGATCGTTCTCTACAAAGTTTGAGTTTTCTAATGCTGCATATAATTTATTAAAACGCGTATTCCGGGATAAATATCTGCAAGCATCTGCGAGTGTGGTGTTTTACACAAGAAATAATAGTTGGCTCTGGAATGAAAGATTCCGGTGTTCGTTAGATTTCTCCACATTTCAAGATGATGGGAATACCATATCTATCAGTGCTGTAGATGACAGCCTGGCCGCATTGATAAAAGCTAAAAAGGGAACACAGTATGAATATGCTGTGAGCGAACTTACAGAAGGCAAATACTTGTACTATGATGGTATAAAAATGAATCAGAATGTGAACTGGTTGGTTGCCGGGAATAGCATTGAGGATTCAACGGATATATCAGTGAAGTTAGAGGCTGCATTACTAAACCAAAAATACTTTCCATTAGTGGTTGGGGCAAGTGAAACATCTATAGGTGGATATATTACATATGGAGATACCTTTCAGCAAGATGTATCTAAAAATGATAAAGACACTTTCCTTTTCAGAGCGGAAAGGAATATTACCTGTTTTTTAAATGTATCTATTTCATTTAAAGTGGCTGCAAATAAAGCTCTATCCATGCAGCTTATAAAAGTTGGTTTAGACGGCAGTGAAACGGAAATAGCGGGAACATTTGTTAATGATGAACATCCAGAAACTATTTTCTTACTTTCATATATGAATAATATAACATTACTTGAAGGAGAGTATTGCTTTATCAAATATGGATCTATTAAAGAAATGACTTTGACTATCAGGGACCCTTATATTAGTCTAAATTGGGATGCAAGAATAATACCGGTTAACATTGATATAGTTACTCCTGTCAAGCTTCTAAACCGGCTTCTTCAAAGTATAAATGGAGGGCAGGAAGGAATTACAGGAGAGATCGTTTCAGGGGTAGACAAGAGATTGGATGAATGTATGATAATTCCTGCTGAGAGTGCAAGAGGTCTGAAAAAGGCAAAATTGTATTGTTCGTATACAAAGTTTGTTGATTGGATGCAGTCGGAGTTTGGCTTTGTTCCTGTGATAGGGGAAGACAAGGTTACATTTGTACATAGAAGTAGTCTGTTTTCAAAAAACATAGTAAAAGATTTCGGTGACAATATACGGTCGTTTGAATATAGCGTAAATTCTTCCTTGATTTATTCCCGGGTACGGGCCGGTTATGACAAGCAGGATTATGACAGTGTGAACGGACGTGATGAATTTCATTTCACAAATGAATATAGTACCGGAGTGACCTTGACTGATAATTCCCTTGAATTGATAAGCCCTTTTCGGGCTGACGCATACGGAATAGAGTTTTTGGTTCAGAAAAGGGGAGAGGATACTACGGATAGTGATAGCGACAATGACGTATTCTTTGTTAATGCAAGGCTTGCTTCAATAGATGGCGGATACCGTCTTATACGTAAGATAAATGGTGGTCCATCCATTTCCGGGGTAATAAGTCCCGATACAATGTTTAATGCTGTATACTCTCCACGTTATATGATAGAGGCTAACCGGAAGTTTATTGGTGCATTTACCAACACATTGG